TACGGTAGGAACAACCGTTGACGACCCTCTTTCAGAGACATCCGTTACAGATAATGATTTTAGTATAAATACTTCTATTGATGCACCAGATTTCTCTGATTTTTTAGGGTCAGGTGAACCGGACCCTTATATCCGCGTACCTCAGTACGCTTCAGGTGGCGCTGTCAGCCTTGACGCTCTTTACAACAACGTTAGAGCCCGTAGAGGTCCGATAACGGGTGGTCAGAGGTCTGGCGGCGGTATCATGTCGCTGCGCTAGACTACTTGGCGTCTCCCCAGTTCTCTCCGACACCTACATCAACTCTGGCAGGTATGTTGAGCTTCGGCACACACTGCTCCATCAAATCCTTAATCTCAGGCACCTCACCGCCCTCTATTGAGAAGCACAGTTCATCATGGACCGTGAGCATTGGAACATGGCCCTTGGCTGCACAATCCAGCATGGCTTGCTTGGTCTGATCCGCGCTTGACGCCTGTATGAGCCTGTTAAGCGCCTTATACGTGAACGCTACCTGATACAGGTTTGGGTTCTTGCTACGCCACTTCCTGTCGCGCTCCTCTTCTGGCGTGTTCAGAATGTCTTCCCACTGTGCCTCTAAAGCTTCTGCATGGATCGGCTTCTTCATAGTCTTTGAATAGCCCTTGAGTTCCCGCATTGGAAAACGACACTTACGGCCTAACATTGTGCGGAGTTCCGCACGTTTCTCCGCTGTTCTAGTAACCATGGATGCTAGGTCGCGAATGAACGGAACCTTCTCGTTGTACTCATCCCGAATCGCTTTGGCTTCTTGGAACGATATGTTACCAAGCACAGAAGATAACTTGCCCACACCCATGCCGTACATAACGCCTAGGTTTATGGTTTTTGCCTGTGATCTTGAAACGCCAGCTATCTCTGCCATGATCTGATGAAAGTCTACATCTTCATCATGATACGCTTTCACGATGTCAACGACCTTCTCGTCCGTAGACATAGGCGACGTAAGAGAGGCGTAGTGCATCAGCCATCTGGGCTCTTGGGAACTGTAGTCAAAGCTCCCCCACTTTGTTCCTTCCTCTGGAATAAAAAGTCCTCTAATAAGTTCTTTAATTTGTGGGTGTCGAGAGGGAACCTGCTGCAAATTAGGGTGGCTGGATGAGAATCTTCCAGACACGGTCCCACCTCCATCTGAGCGCAGCTGATTGAACTGACAGTGAATACGGCCATCATGCTGATGACTGAGAATTGTCTCAACAAACGTTGTGTTCGCTTTGTTATATTCACGTATATCAAGGATATTCTTCGCTACTGGATGATCATGCTCTGACAAAAACTTCTTTGTAAAACTGGGCTCTTCGGTTTTCTCCGTCCTATCAAAGGACAATTTATAGTGATCGAAGATCTTCGCAAGACTTCTCGCGTTCCACGGTTCAATGTCTACCCCTGTCTCGTCCTTGAGAACCTTACAGAGCGCATCTTCCTTGGACTGTAAGAGCTTCTTGGTTTTATGAGCTTTGTCCAAATCGACACGAACACCCTTGCATTTCATCTCAAAGATAAGAGGCAGCAAGTCCAATTCCATTTTGAGAATGTCTAGGCAGTTATCCTCTTTGAGCTTCCGCTTGAGTACATGCCACAGATCAAACGTCAATCGAGCGTCTGTCTCTGCATATAAAGCAACTCTGGCAGGAGGTAACTTCCACATCTCCTTCTTGGCATCTACGCCATGTTGAGCAGCGGTTCTACGTAGATCGTCCTCTTGCTTACGCTTGCCGAGATACGTCTTGCCCAAAGCATCCAAGCTGTAGCTGAATCTGTTCTCGTCCAAAAGAGGAGCGGCAATCATCGTATCTAAAACACGGCCCTTGACCTCAAGGCCCTCAGTCTTCAACCATCCTAAGTCGTACTGTGCGTTGTGAAACACGACATCCATGCCATGGTTTAGTTGTGCCTTGAGCCACTTGACCACGTTTGTCTTTGACATGTTGCCGAAGCTATCATGAGCGATAGGCAGATACGCTTGCCATCTTTCTGTAGCTACAGCGATACCGATCAGGTGTCCATCGTCCCTTGACCAACCGGGACCCTTGGAGATCAGGTTGGGGTCTTTAGTCTCTACGTCTATGCAGATAAGTTTCTCGCCTGACAGGTCCGGCAAAGACTCAGGGGGTGTCCAGATTGTCTCGTCAAACAGATCATCTTCCATTGCAAAGTGCCGCCCATATAGCTGTGTATGCCGTCCCATCAACCCCATCGTCTGGGTTGAAGGATCCGTTCTCATGTCTGGCAACCTTCAGCAAAACCATTATAAACGCAGCTTGTGCTGAAGTTACAGGATGACCAAGGTAAACAGTCACCAGTTCAGCAAATCGCTCATGCATAGCCGTGTAGTCTCCATGCTGAGAGGCACGTTCCCCTGTGACCAAGTCTAGACACTTCTGTAAAATCTCATCAGGTTTCATATTGTGTAATACTTATCCGTTGTGGGTTCCATTATGTGAAGGGTCTTTTTTGCCCTTGTTACCGCAACATAGTACACACGATGCTCTGTTGACGGATCCTTCTGATACTCACGATCTGCGGCATAAGACAAGTCAGGAATAACCAGTACATTGTCTGCCTCACCACCCTTCATAGAGTGGATCGTGCTTACCTTGATTCTTGGGTTCTTGACGTTGTCACCGCGCCGAAGTGCGTTCAGCAAGTAATGCTGCATGTCACGTGTAACCTTGTCCAAGACCTGATGCCATCTGATATCTCCAACCTGTAACAGGCCAAGGTGATCTCTGGCGTAGTCCATATTCACAAACGCTTCCTCGTCAATTCCCAACAAAGCTTTAGACCTTGGGCCGAAACCTTTCTTGTATCCAGCATTTGCCTTCATGTGCGTATAGATGTTTCGTATTTCTGACGCCGAAACAGCCTTGCCCTTGGTCAAGTCTTCCCAAGAAAGAATGGCATCGTAAATCCTCGGTGGAATACTAGGGTGCCCGTTGCGACTATACACCCAGCCCTCATCTTGCAAAGCATCTGCATACTGTGATGCGATGCGATTGGTTCGAGCCAGAATACACCAATCTCCAGAATCCAAGGGAACATCCCACATGCTTTGATGTTGCTGAACCGTCCCTTCCTCGTCTTTAGGACTCCACACCTTGGGTGCCCGACCCTCAATACGGGAAACGACACTCTGGGCCACATCCCATATACTACTTGGAAGACGATAACTCTTGTTCAGAACCTCACGATCTTCGGTTGCATTGAGGAATGCTGACACATCCGCACCTTGAAAGCCCATAATTGCCTGATCATCATCACCGCTGAATATCTGTATATCAGGCGTCTCTCTCAGAACGTCTATCATCTTCCATTGTAAGGTAGATAGATCCTGTGCCTCATCGACAATCAGAGCATCAACGTCTAGCGGATGGCCCCGCTTGATAAACTCCTCAATCATATCCGTAAAGTCGATCTTATTGTACTCAATCTTGTAGTCTTCGTATGTGTCCACAAGGCGCTTCATCTCGGAATAGTGCAGATTGTAGTTCTCAGCCCTTCTGAACATCTCTTCCCACGGTATCTCCTTGCTCCGCGCTAAGTGGTACAGGCTCATGTAAAAATCACCTTGGCTCACGCCTAACGTATCAAAGTCTGTCTCCATGTTATTAGAGGACCGTCTGCCAAATGAAAGTCCTATCTCGCTACCGATCTTTGCAAAGTCCGCTCCACCAATAACATCATTGGAGGTATACCCTCCCTCACGAAAAGCAATAGAGTGCAGCGTCCTGAAGTGTGGTAGCCTTGCCTCTTCCAGACCTGTGTCCCTGCATACTCGTTCACAGCTTTCCCGTGCCGCCTTACGTGTAAAGGACACACCGGCAATACGCTCTGGTTCAATGCCCTGACGTATGTACTCCCGTATAAGGTTGGAGTTGTTCTGTGTCTTGCCTGTCCCTGGTGGACCTAAATATGTCTTCTGAATCTTCAAAACGGCACCTCCTCAGAGAAGATTGGCTTTTTCAAGTCAACTTCTAGTTCTTCCATCTCCGGGACAAACCAGACCCTAACCGTTCTCCACTTGCCCTTGTTGTCCTTTAGTCGATACTGCTTGTCCGACTCCTGACCGTTGTTGAGCTCCTTCAACCGCTCCGTAATCTGCCCACGTGAATAGTTGGTAAATCCTTTACGCTTCAAGAACTCCTGTAGAGAACTCAGCTTGAAGTACGTATGACCGTCCACGGTCCATGGCTTACCTGTTAAAAGCTCCTCTTCCGAAGTTGCACGTATACGAGAGGTGCAGAACGTCTCTAAAAGTTCGTTAAACTGCCCCTTGGTTGTTAATTCTTCTGGCACCTGTATATGCGTTGCTGTAGTCAGCAGATTGTCGATCATGTCGCGCCAATCAGGATCCTTCATACGTGCTGGCATCTGGTACATCTGTTCCATGCAAGCCCGTTGAAAGTCCATCTGCATCTGTAGCTGCTTGGTCGTAAGCTCCAGCCGCGACCCATCAACGTCCACGAACCAAACTGGAGGTTCCGACAAGACAACGGTCAACCCTCCAATCGTAGGAAAGGACTGACTGCCACCGACACCAAACTGTCTGGATCTGCACAGCGCCTTATTGCAGTGGCTCTGTATCGGTTCCTGTTTACACGTATAGAAGTATTCTTTCTTCTCCAGCTGTTCCTGTATCGTCACGATCTCTTTGGCTGGCAGCGATGGATTGCAGTAGTTCTGGTTATGCTTCTCAAGAAGATCTTTCCAATTCTCTGGCGACGATAGTTTGTAATACACACCGATATTAATCATCGTATTATTACGTCCACCCTCTGGAATTCCCCGCTCCGTAAGCTGCTGCAAGCACGGTGGACCATTAGGCAAAACATCTGAGTTAGATCCTAATTCAAAGTCCCTCAACTGCTTGAGTGTGATCTTGCTCTTCTCTGCCAGATCCATAAACTCCGATAACGTCAGCTCCTTACCATTCCTGTCGTAAGCGAATCGTGTAGTAATCTCCGCTTGAAAGTAAGGTAAATTGATAAAGTTTCCTACGTCACCGCGCTCTACGATGACCTCTTCTTGTTTGGGAAATATCTCACATGTGCCGAAACCTAAAGCAGATGCGAACTCAGCCAGCTTGTCCTTGAGTTCCACCGCTGGCACTTTCTCAGATAAAAATATGTATAAATGAGCGCCACCCGACTTTGAACGGCACAGGGTCAAAGGTAATTTTAGCTTGGCAGACTTCTTACAGAGAGCAATCAGATCCAGATTGTAATCGTCAATGTCCAATGCCCCGAAGCTGCAACTGTTATCCTCATCGATAGGTATGCTACCGATTCCTTGCTGGCCATCAAGGTGGCCTTGAACCAATTCCAGAGTCAACGGTTCACGGACAATGAAGCTCTTGGCTTTCTGCTTGCCGTGGCGCTGATGGTCCAGAACCTCTGTCTGACCATGCGCTCCCTTAAACCCTTTAAAAAGGTCAAAATATCTCTGTGCTTCCGTCATCCGAAAATAGACCCCTAAACGGTCCCGTACCGTTTAGGGGTCATCCTTCCCTAGAACGGAACGTCAGAGTCAGATTCCTGATTAGAAATCTGTTCTAAGTTTTGAGGAGCTGCGATAGATAGCTCACCGTCCTTGACAGACTGATGCATCTCTTTCGCTTCATTGTACGCTTCGATGGAAGGCACCGAGCCTTCTTTTGTGATGCTCCAGTTGTACCAGTTACCTTTATCGTTCTTCTCCGATACACTGGTTAGTCGATACGTGTTCGCAAACATAGGCAACGCTTTGCCGTTGTGCTTTTGCATCTGCATCAACGTCAGCCAAGCACGTGACTTCTTCAGTTGCGACTTCTTCATGTCGAGGATCGCACTCTCAAGGTTTCCATCCTCATGAACAACCTTCACGTAGTATTGGGCCGTGCGAACCAGTTCATTACCCGAAGTCAATAACTCCATACCTGTATCCTCGTCACGATACGCATTCTTGACATCGTCACTGGCAGGTGACAGTTCGCCCACGAAACCGCCGCCTTGAGATCTAGGAATAAACTCAAGCAATTTCATCTGGAAGTACGACGGCAGAACGATCAGTCCCTCGTCACCATCCCAGTGCTGCTTGGTCACCGTGTTAAAGATGTCCCCCGCTCCACTGCCCGAAATGAAGTTACTGTCGTTCTTGTCCACTTGAGGGGACAACGCTTGAATGAGACGTATAAAAGGTATCTGAAGATCGTCTGTCGTAACGCCCTCAAATCCACTTCCACTGTCAGCCTCAAAGGCTTCCATAAGTTCCGCTGGTAGTCCACTTCCGTTTTTCTTAGCCATGTTCATGCTCCTTTAATCTTAGCTACTGTTCCAATGTATGCGTTAAATAGTTCGATATCGAACTCCTGACCGGCTTGCAGTCTTTCCTTTGCAAGTTTCTTGAGTGTCATGGGCTCAATCCAAATCTTGGCATTGGTATCGTGCCCAGCCTTCAACAGATCATCCTCAAGTGCCTTGGCCTCGTTGTCTTGCGTGAGGCCAAACGTCACTTCCAGTTTATTCTTGATGAAGTCACCACAGCCGATAGATCGTAAATGTTGGATTGCTAAATCCTTCTGCAACGGATCCTTTGGCATCGTGGCTGAAACAAATGTGGTAAGGGAAACAGAGTTGCCGTCCACCTCTACCTTGTCCATACCGACCTCTGACATCTTTGCAGGGATCAATTCGTACAAATACTTGTCTCGGCTTTTTTTGAGGCTCTTCACTGCATCTTCCGCTAAAGCTACAGTCTCGTTTATTGCTGCGGCTTGACGAATAAGTTCAGAAAGCTCAGAGCCCTTTTGTGTGGTCAGGTTTTCAAACGCTGTGGCATCTGCCACAATTGTATCAAGTATATCTGTCAAAAGTTTCTCCTCTTCAGGTTTTAAGTTTCTAAATCACCAATGCCCGACTTGATTCGGACATTGATGGGGTAATACGCCTTCTCAAACTTGTCCCACTTCAGAATGTTGACACGGCCACCGTTTCTCTCCGCTGCAATAGCGAAGCAGACACCAATGACCGCTGGGTCACCCAACAACAACAGCCAATCGTCATCCCCAAACGTTTTGAGGCCGCGCTTTATTTTTGCGACCACACGGTTTGCGCTTGTGTAGATTTGATCGTCTGTGTTTGTGAGGCTTTCCAGCTGCCCGTACTTTGTTGCTTTTAGTACGTTAAATCGTGGATTTTCTTGAGTAAGATAGACCGTCATTCTCTTTCTTTCTCTCTGCCTCTACCAATTATATGGGTAAAGGTGTTTACAAGGGTCGTTCTCTCTTTTATATATAGTGGACATTGATGGCAAGAGAAAAATGACATACGAATACAAAACAGACCCCTATGGACATCAGCGGACAGTACTTCAGGAAAGCTGGAGCAAAATTAACTGGGGACTGTTTCTCGAGATGGGGACAGGGAAAAGCAAGGTCACAATCGACAATGCCGGCGCTTTGTTCGAGGCAGGGAATATCGATACTTTGGTTGTGATCGCACCCAAGGGGGTCTACCGTAACTGGTCAAAGACAGAGATACCCGCACACCTTCCAGACCGTATTGAGCGTTCTATAGTAGCCTGGACCCCTTCGCCTAAAGTTAAGGAAAAACAAGAGCTTACATCGTTTGCAATGCCGCATGAAGGCGATGATCTTCGGATCCTCGTCATGAATGTAGAAGCCCTGTCCACGGTCAAGGGTCAGAAGTATCTGGCGAAAGTTCTTGAGATGTCAGAGGCGTTTTTGGTTCTGGACGAGAGCACAGCAATCAAAAATCCAAAAGCCAAACGAACCAAGGCTGTCCTCAAGATGTCTCCTCTGGCGAAGTACAGAAGAATTCTTACGGGGTTCCCCGTGACACAGTCTCCCATGGATTTGTGGTCGCAGTGTCACTTTTTGGACAAGACTTTACTGGGCGATTGCGGTGATAACTTTTTTCAGTTTCAATATCGATATGCGGTCATGAAGCGCCAAACTTTTGGGAGTCATAGCTTTAATCGCGTTGTCGGTTACAGAAATCTTGAAGAGCTGTCCGAAACTCTCAAGACGTTCAGTTCACGTATTCTCAAGAGTGAATGTCTTGATCTGCCCGACAAGATCTATACGCAACGGAACATCACACTGACGCCGGAACAGAAACGCATTTATGAGGAGCTCAAGCAGTTCGCCCTTGCTGAGTTGAGTGATGACAAGTTTATGACGACTCCTAATGCCATGACCCAGTTGCTCCGCTTGCAACAGGTTTTGTCTGGTCACACCAAGCCTGACGATGGTGAGCTCATAGAGATTCCCGATAACCGAATCCAAGAACTTCTGGACTGCCTTGAGGAAGTCGATGGCAAGGTGATTATCTGGTCACGGTTCCGTTACGACATGAAGCGAATCACGGCGGCATTGACCAAGGCGTATGGCAATACCAAGGTGGTCACGTATTACGGTGACACGGATGACGAACAACGGACCAAGGCCATTGAGAGATTTCAGAACGGCAAGGCTCGATTCTTCGTTGGCAATCCACAGACAGGTGGATACGGAATTACGCTGACGGCGGCGAACACCGTTATTTATTTCGCTAACAGTTTTGATCTGGCTGTTCGTATGCAATCGGAAGACAGAGCGCATCGTATCGGTCAGGAGGGTAGCGTCACGTACATCGACATGATTGCGGAAGGAACGATTGACGAGAAGATCGTAAAGGCGCTGAGAAGCAAAATGGACATTGCCACAATGGTAATGGGGGAGAATATACGGGAGTGGTTAGGATAAACGTAATATGAAATACAACATGAAATCTGTTGAGACTGTCTACAATGGAACAACCTTTCGTTCTAGGCTTGAGGCTAACTGGGCGGCTTGCTTCGATATATACCGCTGGCAGTGGACATATGAACCTTTCGACCTTGATGGATGGTTTCCAGACTTCTTACTGAAGTCAGAAGATCCAGAGCGCCCTGATGTTTTTGTAGAGGTGAAGCCTCTGACATCTTTCTGTGAGGAGACCGCTCAAAAAATACAAGAGGCTTTAGAGAAAACAAACAACCATCGTGTTCCCGCCCTTTTAGTTGGAACAGAACCTTTCTGGTCAGAAGAAGGGGAACAGATGTGCGTTGGATGGTTGCTGGAGTATATGGATTATGAGGACACTTGGTCATGGGATGAAGCACCTATGCGGTACGTCGATTGGCCTTATTGTTCTGATGGATCTCTGGAGGACTCTTGGAAAGATGCAAGACGCCCCAAAGCTAGAATAGATTTTTGTCATGCGGCTCAAGATTATCGTCAGCGCATTACAGGTTATTACGACGGTAGTTCTGGTCTTGGCCATGCTTCGATAACCGCGAAGACGTTTGCAGAGAAAGGTTTCTCTGAAGCTAAGAAAAAAGTTCAATATCAATCAAAGGGAAGAAAAGATGCCTGACATTACGAAATACAAAAGCGTGGCCGTACCCATTGCCACATACAACGATCTTATGAATATAGCGAAACCAAACTTTCGATCCGCTGGATCGCAAATATCTTTTCTGGTGGACGAAGCCAAGAAGAACCCGTCCGACAAACAGATCCGCAAGTTCTATGCGTCTCTCTTAAAAAAGACGTACTCGTCATGACCCCGGATGATCTTGAGACGATCTATCAAAAATCATCGAAGGCCGCTACAGAGCATCTGGTCAGTCTTCCACCAACCATGAAGATGTGGATTCTGTATCGGATCGCGATGGAGTACAGCGCACAAGCACTGGGTATTACTCGTATGAACTACTTTATGTCACGCTTGCTATCGGAGTCGTTAGGAATAGAGGATGGAGATCCAGAGGCCGGGTTTCATCGAGCTCTGGTTCCGTTTGATGAAGAGGAAGAGGTTCAACACTGATACAAAGGGCGTCGGCAGCGAGGGCAAATGATCTTGTTGTCCTCGACTTTGGGGCGGGTCTCTTCACCGCACCAGTCACATTTCACGATGTCTAATTCTTTTTCTTTAGTTTCCATATAATGAACTCTTCGCCGCATGGCTTTCCTGAGTGATCTACGCATTGCATTGATATAGCCTTGGCCTTCGGATCAATGTCTTGGTGACCCACGTAATGCCACTCGGCCCCTTCCTTTATCTGTTTCCGCGCTTCCTTTAAAAACTCTTGATTGTCCATTATGAACAATGCCGATATTAGTAATATTACTTCAGTCATGTTCCCACCTATAGAATATATGATCACCTATTGTTACAGTATGTTTCGCTCTGTGAGACCAATCAGGAGTCACTCTCGTTGCGTGATAGTGCGTTGAACCATAGGTTACATCCGTAAGATCCTCATTAGCAATCCCGTGCGCAAGTGCTGTGGCCCACCGAAAGGCATCCCGATCTGTCGGTATGTCGGACTTCCCGTCACAGTACCATGAAAACTGACACATATGTCGAATAGGCAGATTGCGGTTCTGATACGTTGGTCCTTGCGTAATAACGTCACAGGCATGATCAGGGTATCGCTCGTCAAGCACCCTGTTGATTACAACCTGACCCACGGCCACCTGACCCTCAACGGGTTGATTACGTGCCTCAAAGTAGATGTTCAGCGCCAAGCACATGATTATGGCTTCCATTGTTCTGCTACCTTTATTGCGTTTCCGATTTCTTCTGCGATTTGCGGGACGATGGAGTTTCCCAAGGCACGGAGTTGAGGTACTCGGTTGGGTAGCCCATTAACCAAGCGACCCACAGAGGGCTCAACTTCCCACCACTCTTCTGGTCCAGCTTCACCATGTCCCCCAAGTTGGCCTGATGACCCTTTTCCATTCTTGCTTTTATCTTTTCCGGGTCCTGATACTCCCCGCCGCCCTTCTCTCTTGCGTTGGGTGTCGGCCATAAACCCAAACCCCAACTGCCGCTGTCCCGCGTTGCCATCGAAGGCGCCATCTGGTTCGCTTTGGCTGTCGGCGTGTGCAACAACCCAAATCCGCTGCCTGATGTGCGGGGCGCCAACCGCGCAAGCTGGAATATTAAACGTCCTTGTGGCGTAGCCTTCGCTCTCCAAGTCAGCGAGTACTTCGTCCAAGCCCAAGTTGATGATTCCAGCAACGTTTTCTCCAACAACCCAAGTGGGCCGGCATTCCCTGATAAGCCTAAACATCTCTGGCCAGAGGTGACGGGGGTCGTCTTGAGCCTTGGGCTGCCGTCCCGCGTGACTGAATGGCTGGCAAGGGAATCCTCCGCAAATAACATCGGGGTCTGGGTCGGGTAGGTCGGATCTTCGGACATCGCGTATGTCTCCTAGCACGGGAACGTCGGGCCAATGATGTTTCAGTACGGCCTGACAGTAGGGCTCTTGTTCTATAAAGCAGCTCGTCTCAAAAAAATCGGTGGCTTCGAGCCCTCGCGCAAAGCCACCGATCCCAGAAAACAGGTCCAAGGTTTTAAGTTTCATTCTTCTCGATTTTCAAAGAATATCCCAGTTCTCTAAGTACATTCTCAAAGTTCGGAAGTGACGGATTGTGACGATGAAACCATGTGCTCAACGTACTAGAAGAAACACCAGACTCTTCCGCAATATTAAGACTGGTGCGTCCTGATTCCTTCATGATCTGCTTGAGCTCATTAACCAGCGGAGAATAACGTCTCGTATCTATCATCTTTCACCTAAAGGAATTAGCCAATCAAAACGATCAACCTCTTCCTTACAGCCTCCGCAAACTAAAGCGTCCCAGTTAAAGTGACCAACTGTGCTTTTCTTGAAGCAATGTGGACACCGTAAATCAACAGGTTCAATTTCAGACTCATGAATCCTGTCAGGAGATATAGGACCGTCCATCTCCACAATGTCCGTTCCGTCCATGTTCCATGCTGAAACCTTGAATGTCATGACTTCTTCTTTTTTAAAGCTGGCTTCAACGCATCAAGGACCGCTGCTTTAACGTCATCCTCACCCTTGGACTTCTTGACTTTGTCCGTGATGTCCGTCTTCTTTCCGTCAGGCATCATAATTGTAAAACTAGGCATCTTTCTTCCTTTCTATTTTAGGGGTGTGCTTTGGAGATATTTGACGATACCCCCGAAGCCAGAACAGAATTTTACGAATGAGTTTCATGCGGAAATAAAACGGTTCGATGTGAGTTCACGAACCATGTTGATGGTGTCCATCTTATTCTCCTTTCTAAATGGATTGTTCGTAACTATAGTCTATCCCACTTATGTGGGTCAAGCGAATACGTAGTGGGGGCACTTGTTACTGTATAGGGGTCAAATATAAAAAACAGTTTGAAAAATAAAAAAATAGGGAAAAAAAGTGTAACAAGTGTAACGGAGCATGGTTCATGGACCAAAGATATAATAAGTACAATAGTTTAGTAGTCATCAACTCGTTACACTACTCGTTACACTTGTAGCAAAAACAGCTGTTTCGTTACACTTTTTTCTAGCCGTGGGCAAATTTCACATTTTAATTTTTGTAATACTTTTGTAAAATGCTCTTTATATAGGAGGTACTATGAAACATTGGTTTTGGCATTCATCGTTTGTAAGATGGTTTTCTAAATGGATAAGTAAGATACATTGCTGGTTATGGAATCGTATGTGGAATAAGGGGAGATCATGACAAAACGATCTATTGAGACTAGAGCGTCTGACATTGAAGAGAGTCATGGTCGAAAGCTTACGAATCGGCAGAAAGAGTTTTCTAGATATTATGTTGAAGGAACCCATTCCAATGCGTCATGTGCTAGGATGGCGGGGTACTCTGACAAAAACGGAATAGCTAAAATACAAGCGTGTAAACTTTTAGATCCTTCTACCTTCCCACATGTAGCTGAGTACATCAGTGAACTTCGTGAAGATAAGGAAAGAAAATATGGGGTGACGTTGATTGGTCAACTTCAAAGGTTCTCTGAGTTATCAAGATCCGCAGAAGAAAACAATCACTTCTCCGCAGCAGTAAACGCTGAAAAGATACGCTCATCATTAGGTGGTCTGACTATAGATAGAAGAGAGACAAGTCACTTCCATGCTATAGAAGCAATGTCGCGTGAGCAGGTGGAGGATAGACTGAAAGAATTACGGGGAGCGCATCCGGGTGCTTTCATTGACGCAGAGTACGAGGAAGTGAATGGCACAAAAACCAGAGACGTTACTGTGGAAAAGACTAAAGGAAAAGATACCCTCGCATTGGAATGTGACGCGGATTGAAAACCGGATGGGCGGGGGCGTCCCAGACGTTCATCTTTGTGGAGAAGGCATCCCATTCTGGGTAGAACTTAAAGTAACCAAAACTAACCGAATTAATATATCTTCGGGTCAAATAGCTTGGAACTATGCGTATTGGCGCTCGGGCGGTGTTAGTTTCTTCTTGGTTCACCCCCTCAAAGGGAGGAACCTATATTTATTTGGGGGGGACAAAGGTCGGGAGTTAGCGACCCACGGTCTGGCGGTTCGGGGGTCGGGGTCGGGGGCTAAACTGACCGTTGATTGCTTGTGGTCGGGGTCGGGTCTTGATGAACTTTGGAGTCGGGCCTTGGACCTTGGTCGGGTCGGGGTCGGGTCGGGTTCTAAGTAAGTCGGGGTCGGGGTCGGGTTTCAAGTAAGTCGGATCGGATGATCCCGGATGTATACCCCAGGTCGGTGTTCCAAAAATTGAGGGAAAAGGCACCCCGGCTCGCATGAAGCTCGAGCCGGGGCTGAGGGATAGTCAGTCCCCCGTTATGCGGCAACGCGTCTTTTCGCGGGGCCATGCCCGACGAAGCCAACAACCACGCGCCGCCGCTGGTGTTGGCATAATTGGCATTCTTTACAGCTGGTATCTTTATATTGAGCGGGGCAGACTCGGACGGGTGCCCCGTTTGGTGTTTCAGTTTTTGTGCCTTGGAAGTCATAGGGCAGTGTAACACATACTGGCCCCGCCCCACTATCCAAAAGCTTGTCGGCATGTTCTAGATTGTTGGCCGACAGGTTAACGGTAAAACCGTTTTCGTTTGCCCATTTGACACTGGCCAATTGTGCAGGGGTCGTGGTCTTATGAGTGTAGGTGAACCCACGCTTGCCAGTGTTGGCTTTTACCAGATCGGAAAGCTTGCCTTTATGGATTCGTTCGCCTACCCCCGGTAGGTCCCCAGCCTGGTTATGCCTCCAAATTTGACCGTTGGGCAGATCGGATATCCGCGCCATGGTCTCGGACCAATTGTCCGCGAATGCATCGACCTCGGCCCAACGGTGTTTGAGAGGGCCGTACTCGGCATAGCAGCCGCCGCCGTTTTTTAATGGGCAGCTTGTTGGACAGCTCTTTTCTTCAGTAGTCGTGACGGGGATAGGACCCGTTTTTATATTGCGCGACTTCTCAACGAATCTAATTTTCATAATACACCTGTTCGGTTGTTGGATTGACTAAGCAACCGTACCATAAAAAAGGGATAATGCAAACAAAAAAAGGCCCCGACAATCGTGGCAGTGAAAGTCGGGGCCATTCTAGGGCAATCGAGACAATGAAGATTTTAAGTATATGCCAAGTCGGGGTCGGGGGTCAATGTTTATAGTCGGGGTCGGGCCAGGGCCTCCCAGGCAGGGAGTGTTGATTTAAAAACCTCCGGCATAGGTCGTTAAGACTAGAGCTCGAGGTCGGGTCGGACAGGTGGCCGGCGGCCTCTCGAGTTAAGGCTTGGACCACGGATAGGGGAATCATGTCTCTCCCCTCCGAAACTCGCTCAAGGTGTTGGCCCAATAGATCGCGGCCCAGCTCCCGCCTACTTGGTTCAAATGTTCAAACGATGTCGTCTCTCTGACGATTCTATTCAGAGCGGACAACCGCCGCTGGGAGAGAGAGGGGGCTTTCGCCCCCCCGTTGGTTGAAATGTCAGGCATCAACCGAACCTTGGTCTAAGAAGAAATTCACCGTAAACAGTAACATTTCTTCGGCGTTGGCTTTTAATAAACCGTCACAATGCTCTTGGTACTCTTCAGCGAGTCCCGTCTTTTCTGCTAGTGCTTTCGCTTCTGAAAAGAACGCATTTTCAGCGTTGATTTGCTCTTCAGTTCCCCAGTGCGGATCACCAGAAAGTAAGAGTGCTTTATGATATAGAGGAAAGAGTTTTGAAAAATCCATTTTGCTATCCTTTCTAAATAGAGCAAGGGGGGCTTTCACCCCTCCTTTGTTAGAATGGTCCACAGCCTTCATATCCTTCATCTATGTATCCTCCTGATATTTCAAGGTCTGGAAATTTCTTCCTCAAAGCGTCAATCACTTTAAGAGGTGGTGACCATGCCGTGTTGAATTGGTATGTAATGGTTGTCCATTTGCCGTCCCGAAAAGTTTCCTCCTCAGAAGTAACACCGCAAGCGTTCCATTTGGTGTCCCAATTCTCAGGACACCAATCGCGCCAATTCGCAATTCCTTTATCTTCGCATTCGGCACGTTCTTTGTCGCCAAGGTCTCCCTCAAACATATCGGCTGGTGGTGGCACAAGTTTCTTGAAACAGAAACCGTTATTGTCCTCCCCCATAAATTTCTTGAAGGAAGCCATGGCTTCAGTCTTATCTGTGATCTCAAGCGTGTTCGCTGTCCAATTAGGCATAATCTTTTCTCCATTGGTTGTTGACTATGTGAAGAGTATCCCTTATTATTGGGATAGTCAACAACTAGAAGGAAACAAAATTATGTCTACCAGAGCTTGCTATACTTTCCTCGATACATTCACTAGAGGCAAGAAGAGATCTGTTCATGTCTATAAGCACCATGACGGTTATCCATATGTTCAATGCCACACTGGCGAAGAAGCTGGTGGCCTAGTCTGGATTCGTGAGGCGCTTTCTTATGCATGGGACTTGCCACGCTTTGAGGCTGATGGCTTCGCGGCTTCTTTTATTGTTGCCAATAAAGGAAACAGTGGTGGTGTTCGCCTTATCAATACCGAACACCCTTGGCAATTCTCCAGCGATTCCGAGTATTGGTACGTGGTCGATAAGCGTGATGGCCTAGACGATTTATACGTTGAGGTATTCGAAGTTGATTGGGGGAAGGGTGGACCTAAGAACACTCTGATCATGGAGGGTGAACTTCACCACCTGATAGAGCAACAACGAAAACGCAAAGCCGCATAACAGAAAAGGCCCCCAAGTCGGGGGCCTTTTTTTATGGTCGGGGTCGGGTCATGTCACTCCAATCCTATGCTCTCGCCTCCGATACAATGGATGTTTCTACGCCTAACATTTCAGCTAGTTCCTCATTGTCACGATCAAGGCACCTATCACATACCCAATTATCACTAACTATTTCGTACTGACTGCTTCGTGTGTCGAATACACTATAGCAAACATCACACTCTGCATTATCACCATAGTTAAGAGAGTAATTTTTCATTTGGTTACCTCATTTAATATTTGACTATGCCATTATAATGGGATACTATCTTAATAGTCAACAACCATTATGGAGTATCAAGTTATGGCTAACCCATTAGGAAAATCTCGAGACACCGAAAACCCATACGCCACCTTCAAGATAGACGATAGCGCTATTGGTGCCGTAGAACTTCGCGTTCTGAAAACGTACAAGCTCCCGAAGAATGAAGACAAATATGCAAGATGGTACACTGCTGCAAAGTCAGACGCGACTCATGGGTCATGGGAATTCGGCGATACCTATAAAACTGATGTAATCGGATATTATACCCTCACGTATGCATCACCTGAGTTTCAAGAGGCATATCCCAATCTTATGTTTAGCTTGATGGTAGGTGAAGTAGCATGACAAATCTAGTTGCAGGAATGAAAATAGAAATTTCCGAACCCGTATTTGCCGGATCTTTCAGAAATCCTAAATTTCTGGGAAATCGTCAAATCATTGGCCAAATTGTAAAAGAGAGTTATGGGAATAAACGCGGGCAGCATACTTTTACGATAGATATTGAATGGGCTGAGGGCATGTATGCCGAAGACGTTTTACAAGAAAAGAAAATAAGACGGAAAGGGCGCAATGTTTATAAAAACCTAGTGCGCGTTATTGATACGCCGGATAATATGAAAGATCTAGAAAAAGAAAAAGCCAAACGCGCAAAAATAGCCAAAGATCAAAAATATTGGTCTTGGATCGAAGACGCAAAAAATGACCCTTGCACCTACGCCGAAAAATTAGACCGGATTCCCGATTATTGGTTATCCGAAAACCCTGATGCAAAATTGCAGATTGAAAGGCTTTAAAAATGAAAACGCCACAAGTGACGCCCCCATGGGCGACGGGGATCTATATTGGAAACGGTGTTGTTGCCAAACCTAGAAAGATAGAGGATGCAGCGTGCTTCGAATGTGATGGAACAGGAATAATTGAGCGCGTTAATTACAATGGGCCTTATGAGACGAGTTGCAACTATTGCTATGAGAGCATGGGTCGGGTAAACATCAACGTCTAAATTGAATTACTCTCCAAACTTCAGGCCCCCACACTGGGGGCCTTTTTTTATGGGAAACGGGTCGGGTCGGGATAGGTCGGGTTGGCCGCCGCCGGCCTAGGCCCTAGGGCCATAGTTATATATTAAGTAATATAGTAGATTGGATTAAGCTCGAGCCTGTCCGGCGCTGGGCGCCCAGACGCAAAAGAACGGGCAACCATCTCTGGCCGCCCGTTGTTTAGTTATCTGCCGGTTTCCAACCAAATGTTAAGCAATACAGCGGCAGAAACTACTACCGATAACACTTGGCCATAGATCATAGGAATTGTCAGATATTCTGGAATCAACAGCATAATGAAAACTGGGCCGAAAAATCCGAATATGCACAATGATAATAGAATAATTAGAATCCTGTGGAATGTTTGAGTAGTCATAGTTCACCCTCCAAAGTAATGAGCGGGGATCGCTCCCCGCCCGTGTTGCTTACGAATTCTCTTTAAGAGTAAGAGACGCTTTGACGTTAGTCGTCTTGAAACAACGCTTGATTTGATCAGGCGTTGCACCAAGTTCTGCCAACACTGCCAACGTGTTATCTTTGTTTAAGGCATCTCGTGTCGATGCCTCTTTGATAATCGCTGTCGCAATGCCAGCACTATGAACCATCAACCCCTTGCTCGTCATATCGTTGACAAGTGCAGGCTTTCCAATTGTCTCGAACTCTTTGACAATTCGTTTTGCCTCAAATCCGAATGAGATAACATCGTCGCGCTTCGTGAACACTTGGTTATTCATGATAATTTTCTTCATAGTGATACTCTCCTTTTTTATCGATTCGAGGCTTTTGCCCCTTGACCGCGTCTCGTTTACGAGCTCGCTTAATGTACAAGTACATTACCATTAATATGGTATAGTAGTCAATAAGTTTATGCACCTTGAACCATTTTATTTTAGTCGCCTAATGGGCGAGATATCGGGCCTAGGTACTTAGACCGGTTCCCGATTTTTGCCAGAGTCCTGATATCGGGTGGGTCGGCCTGCCGCCGCCGCGCACTGTGTACACGAAGGTGTATACAGTGTTTTGAACAAATATTTCATTGTAATTGTCATTGAACCATGTTCCGTGTACGTTTCTCTTATGAGCTTAAACGCCCCTGAAGAGGTACTGCGTGAGGTCTTTGCTCTGGAGCAAGCGAAGAACCGTTTATCTATTCGTGCTCGTGCTCAATCTTCTTTTATGGAGTTTGTCAATTACGTTTACGATGGATTTATTGAGGGTGTTCATCACAAGCAGGTTGCGCAACAATATGAGAAGTTGTCTGTGACTCCTGGTTCACGGGTCATTATTAATATGCCTCCGCGTCATACGAAGTCTGAGTTTGCGAGTTATTTATTGCCTGCTTGGTTGATCGGCAAGAATCCGGCGTTGAAGATTATTCAGACGACGCACACATCTGAGTTAGCTGTGCGGTTTGGCCGTAAGGTTCGTAACCTTATGGAGGAGGAACGGTACAGGGATATTTTTCCAGATGTGGATTTACGCGTGGATTCAAAAGCGGCGGGACGTTGGGAAACGGGTCAAGGTGGCGAATATTATGCTGCGGGTGTGGGCGGTGCGATTACGGGCCGAGGTGCTGATCTTCTTATCATTGATGACCCGCATTCGGAACAGGACGCCTTATCTGAATCGGCTATGGAAAACGCCTACGAGTGGTACACGTCAGGGCCCCGTCAGCGATTACAACCGGGCGGGTCTATTGTAGTTGTTATGACTCGGTGGTCTTTGAAGGATTTGACGGGTAAACTGATCAAGGCTCAGAGTTCTGACAAGATGTCGGATCAATGGGAGGTTGTTGAGTTCCCTGCTATTTTGCCGAGCGGCAATGTTCTGTGGCCGGAGTTTTGGAACAAGGATGAGTTGTTAAAGGTCAAGGCTTCGTTGTCCTTGGCCAAGTGGAATGCTCAATGGCAGCAGAATCCGACTGCTGAAGAGGGTGCTATAATCAAGAAGGAGTGGTGGAACGTCTGGGAGAAAGAGGACATTCCTCCTGTGAGTTATATCATACAGAGTTACGATACGGCGTTTAGCAAGAAGGAGACTGCGGATTACTCGGCTATTACGACCTGGGGTGTTTTCCAGCCGGAGGAGGGTGGTTCTGATCATATTATCCTGATGGATGCGCATCGAGGCCGTTGGGATTTCCCTGAGCTGAAGAACAAGGCGTTGGAGGAGTATAACTACTGGGAACCGGACATGATTCTTATTGAGGCGAAGGCTACGGGTACGCCGCTCACGGACGAGTTACGGACGATGGGGATTCCTGTGGTAAATTATACGCCGTCCAAGGGCCGTGATAAGCACACGCGGATGCACATGGTGGCGCCGATCTTTGAGTCAGGGATGGTGTGGGCGCCTGAGATGAAATTCTCGGAAGAAGTAATCGATGAGTGCGCTGCATTTCCTAATGGTGATCACGATGATTATTGTGATAGTATGTCGATGGCTCTTATACGTTATCGTAGAGGAGGGTTTTTGCGTTTGGACAGTGACGAGGAAGACGATGAGATCGTCTCCGGTCCAAGGCCACGGGAGTATTACTAATGGCTCAAAAGAAGTTACAGGACGACAGCTCGCATAACGAGCTTGACGTTGACGGCGATGGGGTGGTTTCCGATCAGGAGCTCGCGTTAGCGAAAGTTCGTGATCAGCATGAGAAAGCGGATGCCCAGCGTCGAATGGCCTGGGTGGCGATGATTTCCATGATTGGTTTTACGTTGATGGTTTTCTTGCCGATCTTCCCTGATGGCCGGATCAAGGCCCTATCGGATTTATTCGGTCTTTTCTACATAGGTCAGGCAGGGGTGGTAGGTGCATATATGGGAATGACCGCCTATATGGCTAAAGGTAAATAATGGATACTATTTTAAAATGGTGGGAAAACACTTTTGGTGGAAATAATGCTATTTGGAACATAGACTATGGCAAACTTATTATTATTCTGCTTTTGCTGTATCATATTTTTTGGCAATCCTAACGTCTCTCTAGCGAATGATGAAAAAACATTTGCGGGGTGGATTTTACATATGTTTGTCTCTGGACAGCTAAAAGAATTTACGCCTAGGGGTGGTATGAGCGAGTGTCTCAAGGTCAAACGTAAGATACTTCGTAGTCAGGGAGACTCTGTTGGCACCCGTTGGGAATGTAAAAAAGGTAAACTTGTTTTACGGAAATACGATACAGGGTCCACGGGCAATCAGTGGTTACCTGTTGAACATTTAGGTCATGACTGATAAATCAGTAAGTATAAACGACGGCACCGCCATTGCGATGCCTGTTCGCAACCTCATAAGTATTATTATTGCGGTTTCAATAGGCGTCTGGGCGTACTTCGGTGTTCAAGAACGTTTGAATCGATTGGAAACCTTTGAGCAGCTGGTCCAGAAAGATCTGGAGCAAGGGTTACGAGAGCTTAAAGGTGATATAGAAAAAAACAACGAATTTCGTGTTAAGTATCCTCGCGGAGAACTTGGACAAGCAAGCGCGGATCAGGAGCAGTACCTTCTAATAGAACACTTGTCAAAACAGGTTGAGAAGATTCAGGAGCGTATAGAGAACGGGATGTCAAACGGAGTTAACATTACGCGGTTACAGGAAGATGCGAAAACTCTTAGAAGAGATGTTGAGACTTTAAAAGATAAGCAGCGCGGTTTGTTGAATGGAGAATTATCGTCGCAAGCTCATTAAAGTAGGTTCTGTGTGGTACCCTCCGACCAGAGCTGGTCGAAAGGCTGCAAGAGAGGCAGCGTATTGGAAACATGAAGCGTGGATAAGCGAGTTTATTAAACGGCGAGAATATGGTCGTGTTAGAGGTGTGAGATGGATCCAGCAACCATAGCGTTGGCAATCGCGGGGACGAAGAAGTTAATAGAGACCGCGAGTGATCTCAAGTCAGCTTATAAAGGTATCGACAACCTTCTTGCGCATGAAGAGGCTGCGGAAAACGCAGAGGGTCATCTACCATCTAAAAAACCTAAAACCCGTCAGCAACAGATTCTGAGACAGCGAGCTCATGATGACGGAGAGCAAGACAGCTTCAGCGAGATAGCTGATGAAGTCATGACGAAAAAACAAAATGAAATTGCACTTCAAAACCTGTTTAACGAAATTGATAAAAAATACGGCGCGGGAACAGTTGATGAAATAAAAAAACTTCGCAAAGAACGTAAGGAGAAGCGAGAGGCACAAGCCAAAGAAATAGCAGCGATTAAAAAGAAAGAACGTGAAGAGACAGTAGCGTTTCTCAAGAAATGGAGTATTATTTTTGCACAGCTTGTCGGCATAGGTGGTTTTATAGTTTTGACAGGGTGGTATGTTTGGTCAATACGGTGTGTAGAGGCAACTTGTAGGTAAATGGAACTTACAGCAAGTCATGCGATTCAGGGAATTATGGTGTTAGCAACCATTGTAGGGGGATATGCTGTAGTTAAGTCAAACTTGTCTAGAGTTATGGAAGACCTTGAAAGACATATTAAGAAGTCTGAAACGGATTGGATGAAGTTTGATACAAGGTTAGACGCTGCGGAAGAAGAACGTGGAAGACATACGCTTCAGATTACGACATTAAAGGATATTAACTCACCTGCTGAATTAAAGGCGTTAAATAGAGAGATGGCTGATTTCAGTGCAAGACTTAAAATGGCTGAAAAACAAATTGATAAGTTAGTAGATAATAAATGATTGATCCAAAAGATGTTGCGATTGTAACGCCAGGAGCTATTGCTGTAGCGGCAAGTTGGCTAGGCATTGTTAATACTGTACTTAGTATTGCGTTTATTTCAGCTTCACTTGCATTTTTAATTTGGAAATGGCGACAAGCAATTAAGGAATCAAAGTAATGGCGGGATTGTTAATGCTTCTTGCAGCGTTGCTTTTAGGATCCTGTCAAACAGTTGCTTTGGAGCCTACTGACGTACCGCAACAGAAAGTCTCTACTGCTTCTGTGCCAAACTGTGGGCCTAAAGATTTAATGACAGGCTTACTGGGGAAAACTTTTGCAGAGCAACCGTTGTTGCACGGTGTTGCAGCAGACGGTTCAGTTTTTACTATTCACGCAGGCCCTAACGGATCTTGGACGCTTACTCGAATTGTGAACGATATTATGTGCATAATGGTGGTTGGTACAGAATTAAAAATAATGGAACTTGTTCCGGGAGCTACAATATAATGATTGCACTTTTGGGAAGTCTTCTGGGTTTTGGGACATCTATAATTCCTGAAATTCTAGGTATTTTTAAGCAGAAACAAGCGGATGCGCATCAGCTGAAGATGCTTGAGGCGAAAGCCAAGTTTGCGGATCAGATGTCCAAGCTAAAGGTTGCCGAGCTGGACGCTCAAGCGGAGATTGAAGAAACGAAAGGACTGTACGAGCATGATAGATCTATCGATGCTGGAAACTTTATCAATGCTCTTCGCGGTTCTGTGCGCCCTGTCGTTACTTATTTGTTCCTACTAGCCTATTTGACCACCAAGGGGGTTATGATCTATGCTATGATTGCAGTTCAAAATCTAGATTGGACGGTAGCTATTGACATGGCATGGAGAGAAGAAACGGATGGCGTAATATTTAGCGCGATACTGAGTTTCTGGTTTGGGAATAGAGCGATGTCCAAAGCACGGGCATGGCGTCAAGGCGAGAAAAAGTAACATGGCAAAGCTCTGTCCTCGAGGAAAAGCGGCTGCAAAGCGCAAATTTGACGTTTACCCCAGTGCTTACGCCAATATGTACGCTAGTGCGGTGTGTAGCGGTAAAGTTAAACCCGGCGGTAAGAAAAAACCTAAGAAAACCACTACAAAGAAGCGCACAACCACTAAAACACGAAGAAAAACCACCACCCGTGGTAAAAAACGATGAGTTTACGCAAATGGGTGGGCGAAAAATGGGTTGATATTGGTGCTCCGAAGAAAGATGGTAAGTTTCAAGCGTGTGGACGCAAGTCCTCTAAGGGAAGTAAGCGAAAATACCCGAAATGTGTGCCTCTAGCGAAGGCAAAACGAATGACAGCTTCTCAAAAGAAGAGTGCGGTCACCAGAAAGCGTTCAAAAACGCAAGGAGTTGGTGGAAAACCGACAAATGTAGCAACCTTTGCTAAAAAACGTAAAACATCATCACCAAAAAGGGGATAACTATGGCTATGAAAAAGAAAACAACTAAGGGTTATGCTAAAGGCGGTATGGCTAAGAAAACCAAGGGTTATGCTAAAGGTGGCGCTGCACGTAAGAAAATGATGGGCGGCGGTATGGCTAAAAAGACTAAAGGATATGCCAAGGGCGGCGCTGCCAAGCGTCGATAATGTCTTATCTGATCAGTAATGTCCCTAATTTTAAATGTTGGGTGCGAAGAGAGTTTACGTGTAACCACATGCGCTATCATGGAGAGTTTCTTCATGCTATGGCGTTTGCCGTAAATACTATACCAGATCGATCTCTGAGCTTTCAGATTGTTTTTACTGGATGTGAGATTGACATGGAAGATGGGCCAGAAGAGAACGTTCATGGCGGTGCAATGTGGGCAAGAATGCCCATACAGGCGCTGGTAGCGGACGTTCCTTTAGAGAATTGGCCGGAACCTATGCCCGATCACATTTGCCAACCTTGGGACTGCGAATCAAGAAACCATAGCGTTATAGTTATGGATCGTGTAAGTTCTTCGCCATGGTTGTGTAAGATTGATAATGAATTCTATACGGGCAAGTATTTGTTTACTGTAGACTACACCGATAATGAGATCGCAGATGACCCTGCGCAGCATAAGCAGTCTCATGTTGTCTCTTTGACTGACGCTGGACCGTGGACAGGTAATATTGTTGCGTTGCCCAACAATAGAGTTCGCACAACGAGCCCTGCTTTATGGAGAACGGGGGAGGGCGCTCCCGACTTCACACCTTCGCAATGGACGCACTCCGCAGAGTCTCATGAGTCGTATCTTGACCCTTCCGTGACCTTTAACAACCTTTATTCCGAGGGTAAATAGAATGGCCACGAAGAGGCAGAAGCCCATCAGGAAAACGACAACAGGAAAGGGTGCGAACTATCGTCCTACCGAGAAAGGTGCGGGGATGACTAAAGCGGGTGTCCGCGCACACCGCAAAGCCAATCCCGGATCAAAACTAAAGACAGCTGTTACAGGTAAGGTTAAAAAAGGAAGTGCGGCGGCAAAACGCCGTAAAAGTTATTGCGCTAGATCGTTGGGTCAGTTGAAACGTAGTTCTGCTAAAACAAGAAATGATCCAAACTCTCGTATTCGGCAAGCTCGTAGAAGGTGGAAATGCTAATGGATTTAACTAGAAAAAACAAAACTAAAGTTAAAAAAGTAATTAAAGGTTTGAAAAAAGCTTCTAAATTACATGCGGGTCAAGCTAAAACATTAAAGGGTATAGTTAAAGGTAAAACAAAAACACCCAAAGGTAAAAACAGGAAAAAAACCTAAATGTTAGAAGAGGTACACTGTGCGCATTGTTCTTCTATTCAACAGATTGTTGAAGTACATGGGCACAGGCAATGTTTGAAATGCGGCATAAATGTGGGGCCCTGTTGCGAGGGAAGTCCTCTTCCAGATTTCCCTGATGTTGACATATTACCAGATAGTCGTTAGGAAAAATTATGGCTGAAACCCCGATTTCTTTAATTGATGGAGCAATGCCGGCTCAAGGAGAGGATCTTCTTGAGGAGGGAGAAGTTATTGAGATTGAGGAGCTTGAGGATCCCACAGAGATTATTGAGGAAGAGGATGGTTCCGTAGTTATCAACTTTGAGGATTCGATTAAAGAAGAATTACTGACAGAACAAGATGCTAATCTCGCGGAACTTTTAGACGAGAGGGACTTAACAGAGATTGCTCAAGATCTTCTTTACTACTACGAGGAAGACAAATCTGGCCGACAGGAGTGGGAAGATGCTTACTCTGATGGATTAAGTCTTCTTGGTATTAAGTACGAAGAGCGAGAGGAACCGTTTCGCGGTTCAAGTGGAGTGACGCACCCTGTTATTGCCGAAGCTGTTACTCAGTTTCAATCACAAGCGTATAAAGAACTTTTGCCGTCTTCTGGCCCTGTTCGCACACAGATTGTAGGCGCGATTACCCCCGAAGTTGAGGATCAGGCGCAACGTGTCAAGGAGTTTATGAACTACGAGATACTCAACGTTATGCAAGAATATGATCCCGAGATGGACCGTCTCTTGTTTTACTTACCGTTGGCTGGAAGTGCGTTTAAGAAGATTTACTTTGACGATATGCTGGACAGGGCCGTAGCACGTTTTGTGCCTGCGGACGATCTTGTCGTTCCGTACAACGCTACCGATCTGGATTCCGCTTCCCGTATTGCTCACGTGGTTCGCATGGACATCAACAATGTTCGCAAGAATCAGGCGGCTGGGTTTTATAGGGACATTGAGCTCTCCCCTTACGAACAGGAAGACAGCCTACGGGAGAAAGAGCGCGAGCTTGTTGGCGTTGAAAAGACGGTGGATGGCGAGGACTGTACTCTTATAGAGTTTCACATCAACCTTGATCTAAAAGGTTTTGAGCACGTTAATCCTGTTGATGGAGAAGAGACGGGCATTAAACTTCCCTACATTGTTACAATTGATGAGGGGAGCTCAAAGGTTCTGTCGATACGTAGAAACTGGAACGAGGGTGACGAATATTACCGAAAGAACCAGTACTTTACGCACTACAAATTTCTTCCTGGGCTAGGATTTTATGGTTTAGGGCTTCTTCACATGATTGGAGGTCTGGGACGTTCCGCAACATCTATTATGAGGCAATTAATTGATGCTGGTACTTTGGCCAACTTGCCTGCTGGCTTTAAAGCTAGGGGCATCCGTATTCGTGATGCTGATGAGCCTCTTGCTCCTGGGGAGTTCCGTGATATTGATGCTCCTGGAGGAGCTTTGCGCGACAGTCTTATGCCTCTTCCGTACAAGGAGCCGAGCCAGACTCTCTTTGGTTTATTATCCTTCGTTGTCGAGGCAGGGCAAAGATTTGCAGCTATCGCAGACATGCAAGTTGGTGACGGCAACCAACAAGCGGCGGTAGGTACAACAGTAGCCCTCCTTGAGAGAGGATCTCGAGTGATGTCCGCTATTCACAAGAGGCTTCACTATGCACAGAAACAAGAGTTTCGTATGTTGGCAAAGATTTTTAAAGAGTCTCTGCCCCCTATGTACCCTTATAATATCTATGGCGCGGAGTCTCTTATCAAGCAAACGGACTTTGATGACCGAGTAGATATTATCCCTGTATCGGATCCGAATATCTTCTCCTTATCTCAAAGGATTGCTATAGCTCAGACGCAGCTTCAATTAGCGCAGTCCAACCCACAGATACACAATCTGTTTGAAGCATATAGAAGGATGTATCAGGCATTAGGTGTACAGAACATTGAATCGATACTTCCGGCGCCTAAAGCTCCGGTGCCGACAGACCCTTCTATAGAGAACGCCAGATCTCTGATTCAGGAGAATTTACAGGCGTTTCCGACACAGGATCACGATGCGCATATTATGTCGCATATAGCCTTTATGAAAACACCTGTTCCCGCTGGCACTCCTCCCGTACTGGGTCTTTTACAAGCTCATATATGTGAGCATATCGCTCTTAAAGCGAGAAATGTTGTTCAGGCAAAGACGATGGTAATGTCTGAGCAAGCGATGGCACAGGGAATGCAGCCGCCTCAAATGGACGTTGAGGCTGAGGTTGCTCAGTTAATTGCCGAGTATATGCAAGAAATTATGCCTTTATTAGGGCCACCTCCGGGGTCTGGTGTTGATCCTCTCGTTGAGCTTCGTGACAAGGAACTGGACATCAAAGAGATGGACATGCAGCGTAAAGCTAACGAGTTCTCTGCACGATTAGACTTTGACCAACGCAGAGTGGGAGAAAATCAGGAGATTGACCGAGAAAAGATTGATTCTCATGAGGACATTGCGATGCTTCGTGCGCGGGTTAATCAAAGTAGAATCGATAAAATGGGATAATTGTTTCACGTGAAACAATTTGTAGAACAAAGGAGAGAACTATGAAAGAAGTTGAAATGATGAACGAGCCTGTGGAGATCACTATGGCAGAGGTCGATGCACCTCCTCCGAATGCTCCTGAGAGACGTAAGCGGGGTGGTGTATCCGAGCAGCTTATTAAAGGAACAGAAGCTCAGTTCAAGGGACGTTATTTTAACAGCAACAGTGGACAAGGAACATTCTAATGGCAAATGGTAGAGCAATGTCTAATGCAGAACGTGCTCGGGCAGCTATGATTATGGGTGAGGGTGGTCGCAAAATGTCTAATGCAGAACGTGCTCGGGCAGCTATGCTTATGGATGAGGGTGATCGTGCTCGCACAATAATTGATAGGGGTCAAATGGCTGAGGCAGATCGTGCTAGAGCAGCTATGATTATGGATGAGGGTGGTCGCGCAATATCTGATGCAGATCGTATGTTGTTGAGGTATCTGAAAGACAACGACGGTGGATCCAGCAAGTCACCTAGAGATGTGAAGCTGCGATAAATGACTATCTTAATTCCTCTTGCAAAAGGTGCTACAGTATTAGCTGGCCTCGGCGTTGCTGGCTATGCAAAAGGTGCTTATGACGCAGTAAAAGAAGCACTTTCTGATAATGATTCTAAAGACAAGGATCTAAAAAAATATTTGAAAGACAACGATGGTCCATCTAAACCTAAGAAGACCAAGATGCGCTAATGGAAGACTCTCTTTCGTTTGCGTATGCCGTTCTGAAAGCTATAGAAGGAAGGATTGAGCTTACAGAACAAAACATACTGCACGGTTCTCCAGATAGCATGGAAAAGTATCGCCAGCTTGTAGGAGAACTTAATGGGCTACAGTATGCTAAAACTGAAATCAAAGAACGATTAGATAGGTTGGAGAAAGAAGAATGACCAAGACCTTATACGTACCAGATCACGTAGCAGAAGCTAAATCTTCTGTGTCATCAGCATACGTTTCTGCTGATAAAAAAGTTTTAGACCCCTCTCTTTTGGAAGAGGCTCTACAGGAACGATTACCTCAACCAACAGGATGGCGTATCCTAGTTATGCCTTACGCTGGAAAAGCGACTACGGATGGGGGAGTTTTCATTCCAGACGCTGTTCGAGACCGAGAAGCCTTGGCAACGGTTGTTGCGTATGTCGTTAAATTAGGACCACTAGCATATAAAGATCCACATAAATTTGGTGAGAATATGGAACCTTGGTGTTTCGAGGGCCAATGGGTGTGCATTGGACGATATGCTGGTGCTAGGTTTAAGATTGATGGCGGTGAAGTTCGTATCATTAATGATGACGAAGTAATTGCTACAATTCTTGAACCTGATGATATTAAACATGTCTAGAAAGAATAGAGGATATGATGAGTGAAATAACTGAAACAGAAGAAACAACAATCGATGTTGGAGATTCTGACGAAACGTCTGTTGACGTAGATGTCTCTGAGGCATCTAACCCAGAAGCGGATGGCGTGGAGATAGAAGCGTCCGCTGATGACGGAGAAAAAGAAAAAGAGCTGGACGATTACTCTAGAAAAGCTCAAAGCCGAATTAAACAGCTGACTTCAAAGTATCGTGAAGAGGAACGACAAAAGCAGACAGCTATTCAGTTTGCAGAAAACGTCCGACAGGAAAACGAAAATTTGAAGCAGCGTCTTGAAACGCTGGATGAGGGCTATCAAAAAGAATTTGATAGCCGAGTGAGTTCTCAGCTTGATTCTGCAAAAAGAATCCTAAAAGATGCTCATGAGAGCGGTGATGTAGATCGCCTTGTTGAGGCTCAAGAAGCTCTTGCTCAACTTTCCGCTGAAAAACAACGGTTAGCTTCGGTCAAGAAAGAGGTGCCTACGGAGACTGTAGCGCAACCTCAACCACAAGCTCCTCAACCACAGGTTAAGCAACCGGCTCCTGACCCAAGAGCGCAAGCCTGGGCAGAAAAAAATTCTTGGTTTGGTACAGATGACGCTATGACTTATGCGGCATTTGGTATTCACCGAAAACTTGTGGAGGATGAAGGATTTGACCCCACAAGTAATGAGTACTATACTGAGATTGACAATCGTCTTTTGTCTGAGTTTCCTCATAAACTTGGGTCAAAAAACGGTAACATCGGGGGGACTCAAAAGGTTGCGTCAGCCGAGAGTTCTAAATCCCGCAACAAAGGTGGACGTAAAAGAGTGCGGTTAACTCCGTCGCAGATTGCGATTGCCAAGAAGCTGAATGTGCCGCTTGAAGAATACGCAAAATATGTGAGGGATTAATTATGAATACCGAGAACACTACTCGCCAGAAGTCACCTAAGACGCCCAGGGCTAAAAGCACACGCGAACATCAATCGCGTTCTACTCCGTGGAAGCCGCCGTCTATGTTAGAGGCTCCACCCGCGCCAGAAGGTTATCGGCACAGGTGGATAAGAGCAGAAGTTATGGGTTTTGATGACCGCAAGAACATCTCCGCAAGGTCTCGAGAGGGATGGGAGTTGGTACGTGGTGATGAATATCCAGACTTTGAAATCCCAACCGTTGATGACGGCAAACATGCCGGTGTTATTGGTGTAGGTGGATTGCTCCTAGCCCGGATTCCCGAAGAGATTGCGAATGAGCGAACTGTTTACTTTAAAAACGTTGCTAAAGATCAAATGTCCGCTGTTGATAATGATCTGGCCCGAGAGCAGCATCCAGCTATGCCGATCAGTAAACCTGAACGGCAGTCTAGTGTAACTTTTGGAGGCCCTCGTAAATTAGAGGGCTAGGAGTAAATAAAATATGGCTAACTCTAATGGAAGCTTTGGCCTTCGCCCAATAAGCAAATTGGGCAGTGCCACTAATTCCACTGGCGTTACGGGATATTCCCCATACGAAATTGCGTCTGACAACAGTGACAAGATTTTCCATGGGCAGGTGGTTATTCCTCTTGCTTCTGGGTTTATTGATCACGCAGCTAATGCAGCTGGTGGCACTGTCAGTCATCTAGGCGTATTTCAAGGATGTGAGTTTGTCTCTAGCGTCACTGGAAAAACGACCTTCAGTAACTATTGGCCCGGATCAGGCGCTGATAGCAACCATCCTGTAAAGGCATTTATCGTAGATGATCCTAATCAGCTCTACGCTATTGCTACGGATGCTTCGTGGACCAGTGAGGCAAATGCAAGAGCAAGTGTGTTCTTGAATGCCAGCACTTCTACAGGCATTACGGGGACGGACGCTACAGGTCTTTCTTTAGGCCGATTGGCTATTAGCACCTTGGCAACAACCAACACTCTGACTCTTCGAGTTATGGGTTGGATGGAAGATCCTGAAAATGAGGACTTCACTGCTGCGGGTATTGCTGCAATCGTTAGGTTGAACAATCCGTTCAATGCACCCGTTGGGTCCATTGCTGCGGGTACGCCTTCAACCACTGGCGTATAAGGAGGTATTGAGAAATGGCTATTTCAAGAGCACAGCTAGCTAAAGAGCTAGAGCCTGGCCTCAATGCCCTTTTTGGCCTTGAGTATGCTAGGTATGACGCGGAACATGCAGAAATTTTTGATTCGGAATCTTCAGATCGAGCTTTTGAAGAGGAAGTAATGCTGTCTGGCTTTGGCTCGGCACCAGTAAAATCAGAAGGTTCGGCAGTTTCATTCGATGACGCTCAAGAGGCGTATACGGCACGTTACACGATGGAAACGATTGCTTTAGCTTTCTCCATTACGGAAGAAGCTATTGAAGACAATCTTTATGATCGTTTGGCGTCTCGTTACACAAAGGCACTTGCTCGCAGCATGGCTAACACCAAACAGGTGAAAGCGGCGGCGGTCTTGAACAATGCTTTTGATAGCACCGTTACGGGTGGTGATGGAAAAGAGCTTTGCGCTACAGACCATCCTCTGGCCGGTGGTAGCACTCTTCGTAACGAACTGTCTACGGCGGCAGACCTCAATGAGACGAGCCTTGAAAACTCTCTCATCGACATCTCAGCCTTCGTTGATGAGCGCGGCCTCAAAGTGTCTGTTCGTGGATTGAAGATGATCGTTCCACCTGCATTGCAGTTTGTAGCGGATCGTCTGCTTGAATCAACTCTCCGTCCGGGATCTGCGGATAACGATATTAACGCTACGCGGAACATGGGTATGCTTCCGCAGGGTTATGTCGTTAACCACTACCTCACGGATACGGACGCATTCTTCATTAAGACGGATGCTCCTCGAGGGTTTGTTCACTTTGAGCGTCTTCCGATTACGACTAAAATGGAAGGTGACTTCGATACTGGCAATGTTCGCTACAAAGCTCGTGAGCGTTACAGTTTCGGTTTCTCCGATCCACGTTGTGTATTCGGATCGCCTGGAGCGTGATTTTAGTGAGGGGGGTTTATACCCCCCTCTCTTTATCGAATGATGGTTACAGAGACAATCTGGGATGCACTGGCCCTAGCGACTGCCCCAGCAGACGCTTACGGAGACTCTAGGGCGAAACCTTTCGTAAGGAGGATTTTAAAATGGCGAATACAACTTTTAGCGGTCCCGTCCGTTCTCAAAACGGGTTTCAGCAGATTACAACAAATGCCACCACTGGAACGGTAACTCAAAAACAGTTTGAGGTTCAAACGGTTGCTACTTCTGGTATCAACAACATTGTCGATACAAACGGTTTTTCTGGAACGGCTACCGCCGCTGGAGCGAACAATGCTAGTTTAGATACAGGAGCGACTATTTTTGGTATCACTCCTAACACTCATGGTTCTGGTATCCCAGATGCTTCTATCAACACCTTCGTTAATAAAATGGGTGGCACTATTGTTACATCGATTCTTATTGACCTCCACGGTGGTTTTGACGGCTCTGCTACTGGAGACCGGATTATCGGTAACGGCACAGATGCAAATGCCTATATTGCAGAACTGACAAAAGAAGTTAACGGTATCCCTATTCTTCTTGAGTTTGGTTGCGTTGAGGTCCCGACAGGTGGTGATCCTGATATTAACGTGGATATTTCTGCTACGGGAACAACGGCTTCTGGTGCAGCGGTTGCTTCCGGTACACAGATGATGAACAACGGTGACCTTACTCTGGGTTACTATAACTCGGTTGACGCAGGAGCCGTGATGGCGGCGTTGTCCAAGAAGTTCATTTATCTGGTTCAGGGTGATGCAACGAATGCGGCATACACAGCGGGTAAAATCTGGATTCGTATCACGGGTATGAATGTTGATTTTAACAATGGCTAATAGTTTAGGCGGGGGGGTTTTCCTCCCCGTTCTTTACTTATGTAGAAGGAGCCAGATATGGCAGATGCTGTAACAGCGACTACGGTAATAGATGGAGCAAGATCTGCTGTTATCTATTGTACGAACACAAGTGATGGAACTGGAGAATCAGCGGTTGTTAAGGTTGATGTGTCCGCACTATCTGACCGAGCAGATGGCACTTCTTGCACTGGGGTTCGCCTACAGAAAGTTTCCTTCTCTACTGCCGGAATGGGTGTAAAGCTACTTTGGGATGCATCTACAGATGTTATCGCTGTAGAATTACCTGCCGACTACTCAGACACTCTGGATTACTCAGACATTAGCGGATTACCTAATGTTGCAGCTTCTGGAGGAAAAACCGGAGATATTCAGTTAACTACTGTGGGGCATAGCAGCGGAGACACTTACTCTGTAGTTATCTACTGTATTAAGGAATACTAATCAGCATGGCTACTTCAGGTTCCGCTGACTTTAACTTGAACATGTCGGATGCCATTGAAGAGGCGTTTGAGAGATGTGGACTTGAGTTTCGCACTGGATACGATGCGGCTACCGCTCGAAGATCTTTAAACCTCTTATTTGCAGAATGGGCAAACAGAGGTCTTAATTTATGGACGGTTGAGGAGAAGACTCTTAATTTTGCTCGGCTATCCTCATCTTCTGCAATCTCAACATATCCTATTGGAACAATTACGCTGGTTGTTGCAGCTTCTGCTAATTTCTCTGTTGGGGAATCGATTAGCGGAGGAACCAGCGCGGCGGTGGCTTCCGTTATTACCAAGCCTACAGCAACATCATTAACCATAACTGTCCCTGTAGGTATTTTCGTTGCTACAGAAGTGATTACAGGTGCGACAAGTGCCGCAGCAACCACTGTTACTTCTGCGGCTAGTCTAGCGGACACTCAATCAACGGTAGACGTTCTTGAGGCTGTGATAAGGCGTTCAGGAACCGATATCGGAGTCACTCGTATTGGCCGTCAGGATTATCTAAGCATACCAGACAAAACTACACAGGGCCGACCCACTCAATTCTTTGTTGACCGTCAGATAACTCCGACAATTACCGTATGGCCTGCGCCAGAGAATTCTACTGATCAACTTATATATTACAGGATTAGAAGAATAGAAGATGTTGATGCTTCTACAAATGATGCGGATGTTCCTTTTAGATTTCTTCCGTGTTTAGTTGCGGGACTATCATACTATCTTTCTGTTAAAAGAGCCCCGGACAGAATAGGGGTTCTTAAAGATATATACGAAGAAGAGTTCTACAGAGCGGCTTCAGAAGATGGTGAACGAGTACCTCTTCGTCTTGTTCCTAGTTACAGTTCGTTGAGTGTCACGTAATGGCTAGATATGCTTCAGGAAAGTATGCTCTTGGAATTTCAGATCGTTCTGGAAGAGCATATAAACTTACCAATATGATAAAAGAGTGGAATAATGCTCTCGTTGGAAGGGACGAATACGAGGCCAAGCAGCCTCAACTATCTCCTAGAAGAGTTAGAGCGGACCCGCAGGCTTTGCGGATCAGCCGCCCAGATCGTTCTGAACCGGCTGTTACGGTTCTTTTGAAGTTTAACCCTTTCAAGTCTGGAACCAGTGGAACCGCAACAATTACTGTCACGGAACCTAATCATGGTCGTTCTACTGGAGATACCGTTAGATTTCGGTCTATTGAAGCGTTTGATGGCTTTACCGCTTCAACTGTGCAATCTGCATCTGGTTACTCAATTACTAAGGTTAATGATAACACGTACACTTTTTCTGCGACTGGTGAGACAGCAACTTCTGGAAATACGGTAGGAGGGGGTGGCATTGCATCCGCTGGTCCCGTTACGGTGAGTGCATAGAATGGCTTATACTTTTACCACGTTGAAAACAGCGATACAGGATTACACGCAGAATACAGAGACCACGTTTGTGAGTCAGCTTCCTCGTTTTATTTTAAACGCGGAAGAGCGCATACTGAAAGAGGCGCAACTAGATGTATTCAGGAAGAACTCTACAGGATCAACATCCATAGGAAATAAGTATCTGTCGAAGCCTTCTGATTTTCTTTCTCAAAACTCCTTGAGCGTGATCAGTAGTTCAGAAAATAAATTTTTGTTGTATAAACAAGTTACGATGCTTCAAGATTTCACGCCGAATTCAGCGACTACGGGAACGCCTGTGTATTACGCTGATTGGGATAACGATAGTTTCTTATTGGCGCCTGCGCCCGATCAGGTTTATACAATGGAGCTTCACTATTTCTATCGCCCAACTTCCATAACAACAGCGGCAAGCGGAACCAGCTATCTAGGAGATAATGCAGAATTGGCTCTTTTGTACGGAAGTCTCGTTGAGGCGTATACTTTCATGAAAGGCGAGGCAGACCTTTTGCAGCTGTATAACGGAAGATTTCAAGAATCTCTTCAATGGATTAAGAACTTGGGTGAGGGACTTCAGACAAGAGATCAATATCGTTATGATCGTCTTAGAAGGGATGTTTCATAATGTTTGATAGTGACTCAGCCACCGCAATTGCAGATCCCTTCGTCTTTACTTCTACGAACAGAGGTCATTCTCCTGAAGAGATGGCCGAGATGGCCATGAACAAGATTATGGTTGTTTCTGATACAGCACCACCCGTTATTAAAGAGCAGGCTCTTGCACACAGAGATAAGCTAAAAGCGATTCTGATCTCGTATATGGAGAGAATGGCCCAAAGCGAGAGAACAACTATCTGGGCTCTTCTAAAACAACAAGGCCATGAGGACATGGCCGAGATTATAAGGAGGTTGTAATGGCCGTTGGTTCATCCGCAATGTGCGGAACTTTTAAACGTGAAATACTTGCTGGGATACATTTTTTAACGGCTCACACTAGAACAGGATCTAGTGCAATATCTGCGGACACTCTTAAAGTAGCCATGTTTACAAACAGTTCCTCTATTGACGCGGATACTACCGGGTACACTACGGGTAACGAAGTTTCAGGGACGAACTACTCCGCTGGAGGTGCAGCGTTATCTAGTGTAACCATTGGTCTTGCCGACAACAGTTCTTCTGTACCTACCGCGTTTGTAGATTTTGCAGATACTACGTTTTCGTCTTCTACGATTTCGAGTGCTAGAGGAGCTTTGATTTATAATTCAACGCTTTCTTCAGCAGGTACGGGTTCTACTACTAATCATGCAGCGGATCCGGCGATAGCGGTTATTAATTTTGGTGGAGACAAATCGTCTAGCGCGGGTGATTTTACTATTCAGTACCCTGCAAATGACGCTAACAATGCAGTTATTAGGATTGCCTAATGGCCTTAATCACTGGCTGGGATAGAAGTACTTGGAACTCCGGGGCTTGGAATAGTCCACTTCCCGTAGAAGTTACAGGTGTTTCTGCCGCCAGCGCCGTAGGTTCAGTGGTAATAAGTCTTCCTGTATCCGTAAGCGTTACAGGTGTTTCTGCCGCCAGCGCGATAGGAAGTCCTACCGTATCAGGTAAGGCTGTTGTGGCGGTTACGGGAGTATCTGCCGCCAGCGCGATAGGATCTCCGTCCTTTATTACAAACTCTATTCTTTCTCCATCTGGAGTTTCTGCGGCAAGTGCGATAGGATCAGTACAAATTAACTTTAAATTTACTGTAGAAGGAGTGTCTGCTGCGGGTTTGGTTAACACTGTATTAATTTGGGATCAAATTGATGAGTCACAGACATCTGGGTTTACAGAAATTAATGCGTCCCAAACACCTACTTGGACACAAATAGCAGCATAAGGACAGAATAATGGCATCTTCATTTACAACAAATTTTGGTATTGAAAAAATTGGCTCTGGCGAACAGTCTGGCGCATGGGGAACAACTACCAATCATAACCTAGACCTTCTGGACCGGGTAGCATCCTTCAAGGCTGTTGGACTATCTGGCACTACGCACACTCTGACGGTTCGCGAAGCATCTCCTGGTGCAGGCACCGAGAACCTTCAAGACGGTATGTTTCGTGTCATTAAGTTTACGGGCGCACTTGGGGCTAACAATACGGTTACCGTGGCACCCAATACGACAACGGCATATTTTATTTTTATAAATGCAACAACGGATTCTGGTTCTAGTGGACCCTATTCTGCGATTATATCGCAAGGTTCTGGTGCTAATATAACCATCCCTAATGGCCATACGGCTGTTGTGTTTTGCGACGGCGCAGGAGGTGGCGCGGCTGTTGTGGACGCCTTTGCAAGTCTTTACGTGTCTGACGCTCTACGGATAGGTGACGGCACTGCTGAAGACACGAAGATCGTCTTCGACGGCAACGCACAGGACTATTACATTGGATTGGATGACTCCGCAGATGACCTCGTCATAGGATTGGGCACTGCTGTCGGCACTACACCTGCCCTATCTATTGATGAAAACCAAGCCGTAGTGTTCCCAGCGGCGGCGGTCACTATAGGTGACGGCACTGCTGAAGACACAAAACTTGTTTATAACGGCAACGCGAAAGACTTCTACGTGGGCCTAGACGATAGCGAAGATAAACTTGTTGTCGGCGTGGGCTCCACCGTTGGAACAAACGGTATCATGACGATAGATGATGATGCTGTTACGATTGGAGACGGCGCGGCGGTTGATACCAAGATTGTCTACGACGGCAACGCGAAGGACTTCTATGTGGGTCTGGATGATTCAGTTGACAAGTTTGTAGTAGGAGTTGGTTCGGCAGTAGGCACAAACTCAATCATCACTTTAGACGATGACTCTGTGACGATAGGTGACGGGGCAGAAGTTGACACCAAGGTCGTATTTGATGGGAACGCTCAAGACTTTTACATAGGGCTAGACGATTCCGCTGATGACCTTGTATTTGGTCAGGGGTCAACAGTTGGCACTAATGTGGCATTCTCAATTGACGAGAACCAGCTAACCAACTTCAGCCATGCGGCGATTGGGTCTACACAAACGGCCTCGATCTCTGGAAGCACAGTTCTTGATTTCCAGACTCACCAGAACTTTATTCTGACGTTTGGCGCTGCGGTTACTTTTGCCAATCCTTCCACGGAAGCGGTAGGACAGAGTGGTTTTATTGTAATTATTCAAGACGGCACAGGAAGCAGGACACTTGCTTTGGGAACAGACTACGAAACAGCGGGAGGAGCGGGGCTAACAATTTCCACGGCAGCTAATGCAGTTGATATTGTGCCGTATGTGGTAAAAGCGAGTGGCTCCATTCAGTTGGGTGCTGCTCAGTTGGCGTTTTCATAATGCCTCTATGGTCTCCTCAAGTATTATTTTCAAGTGCTGGCAGCAGCCCACTGACTGTGACGTGGCGATCCGTGACGACAAGTACCGCACCCGGAACGGCGATGACTGCTTCAGGAGTATCCCTCGGTCCTGCGGGGGATGAATTTATTATTGTATCAGTTCAAGGTGGTGGCGGTTCTGCCAACGCGGCGGCCAGTTGTACGGTGGAAGGTGAGGCAGCTACCAAGATTGATGGGACAGGCACTGGAGAACCAGGTGTTTCAATGTTTAAAATTGCCCGAGCCGACGTTAGCGGGGCGACAACAGGCGACGTAATCGCCACTTGGTCTTCTGCACCGGGCCGGGCAAGTATTGATACGGCATCCGTCGATGGGGAAGTAGGTGATGTCACAGCCACGAAAGAACATAGCACTGGGGCAAACACAAGTTCGGTGACATCAGACATGTCTGTGTCTGCTGGAGGCATAGTTATAGCCGCTGTCCTTCACAATGACGGTGGCACAAGTTGGACGGAAAATTTAACTGAAGGTAGTGACGAGGGACCGTTTGAGAGCGTGCGATCTTCTTTTGCCTCGGGAAACTTTGCAACCGCTCAGACTGCCACGATTACAGCCACTTTTGCCTCTAATGCTACAAGTAGTGGAGCATTATTTTTAGCAATAGCTCCAGCATAATATAAAAATAGTACATAAGGACACA